ATGTAAACAACGGCTTGCCATTATAGTTGCCATTGCCGCTCCTAGTGAGTGTCCACAGAACCATAGTGTCTTGCCTAAGTTTGCTTTACGGTTAATGTCTTCTGTGATAGCAGGCCATAGTTCGTCTACTTCTGCTTTAAAACCTTGATGTACTCTTGATATTGTTTCTGCCATTACTGGTATTGCTTTTAGATCTGCACTAATATCATTGAACTCTGTTGGTTCAGTTCCACGACATGCAATTACTAGATCGTCTTTATTCATAAAACGGTATGCTTGTGCTCCGTCTTTTTCATAAAACTCAGTTGTTGTAAACCCTAATTTCTTTGCTTGACTCTTAGCATCTTTGATGTTACAATATGCTATACTAGCAAGTTTAGCAAATAATAGGGATCTCTCATTAAAATTTAGTTTTGATATACTCATACGCCCTCCCTTATCTATTACAATCATATTTATCGAAACGCTAAATACATATACGGAGCATTAACATGAAAAAACGCACAAGGTCAATTTTAGAAGAATTAAACAGTTTAGGTCGTAAACACAATAATGATCGTTTAATAGAGTCTTCAGCTAGTAATATTATTGAAAGTAGTATAAATCTACTAAATCGGATATCAGAAACTTATGATGATGTTACAGCAAGTGAGCTTGAACGTCGATTTATTAATGCAATTAAAAGTGGCGATCCTCGCAAATTTAAACGTGGAATTAAAAAAGTAATAGAGGCTAAGAATAATGATACTAAGTGAAGGCGGCAACGTATTTAAAACTGAGCCTGAAAAGGAAATGATGACACAACGCATCGCAACGCCCGATGTGCATCCTACTATACAGTTTATTGAAAAGATAACAGGATTAACTTTTGACGAAGAAGACTGGTTAGGCACAACAGGTAAGAAGAATGACCCCGACGGGGCATTTGAAAAGAATAGCTCAGGTGACTTAGACTTAAACACAGATGCAAACAAGGTAAGCAAAGAAGAATTGATTGCTAAACTAAGTGCTTGGTTAAAAAGCCAAGGTGTACCAGAAGATCAAATTATGAACAAAGGGCGCACCAAGCAAGACGGATGGATCCATAACGCAGGTGACCAAGTTCACTTTCGTACACCTATTGATGGAACAGATCAAAAAGGATTTGTACAGACAGACTTTATGTTTACAGCCAATCCAGACTATCAACGCGGAGCCAAGCGTGGCGGCACTGATCAGTATGGCGGAGCATTGAGAGCAATGTTACTAGCAAGCCTTGCAAGAGGACGCGGATATAAGATGAGTCCTAAGTTTGGTATTGTTGATCCAAACAATGGTGACCAACTTGTAAGTGATGATTGGTCAAAAGGTATCCCAGAAATATTATTAGGTAAAGGTGCTACTGAAGAAGATACTCACACAGTTGAAAGTATGATTGCTTTCCTAAGAGCAAACGAACCTAACTATGAAGAACTAGTTGCACAGTTTGAATTCCAATTAGAAAAAGAAGGTAAGAAACTTCCTGAAGCTGTACAAACTTTAGAAGACAAGCAACTAGAAAGAATCAAACAACTAAGTGGACTTACTCTTAATAGCACAAGGATGATTTGCTAATGAGACTTTCAGAAATATCAACCGGAGACACAGTATTGCAAATGGGTCCACCATATCCGCCAGAAGATATGGACGCTGTCAAAGAATTACAAAGTGCATTAAATGCAGCAGGATATTCAGTAGGGTCAACAGGAGTTGACGGCAAGTACGGTCCGAGAACAGCAAGAGCTGTTGGTGCATTTAAGAAAGATTATAAGTTGCCAGGCGGCAACCAAGACGTTGATACAAAAACAATGACTACCATCAGCATGGCTGCAAGTGGTCAAATACCACAAGTAAGAAAATCAAGATCGGGTAAAAGTTCAGCTGACGATAGTAGAACACTTACAAAAAGATCAGAGTTAGGAAAAGTATCACAAGACAGTGTAACACAAGGTAAGATTGGAAAAGTATTAGATCTTATTGCAGGACCAGAGTCAGGCGGACGATATGATGCAGTATACCCAGGCAAACGTAGACCTGAAATATTAAACATGACTCTTGATGAATTGGCTGCTGATCAAAGAGAACGTGGAAGATTTACAGGATCAAGTGCGAGCGGACGTTATCAATATATTAGAAAAACATTATCAAGTGTTGCAAGACAAATGGGACTTGATACTTCAAAAGAAAAATTTACACCTAAGTTGCAAGACGAGATAGCTATTTTTCATCTACGTGCAAATCACGGATTAGATAGATGGTTAAGTGGATCAATGAGTAACGAACAATTTCTAAACAGACTAGCAGGTACCTGGGCAGGTATTCCAAAGACAAATGGCCGCAGTGCTTATGCTGGAGTACTAGATAACAAAGCAGGGATAGGAGCACAGGCTGCTCTACAAGGCTTAGATGATATTAGAGGTATTGCATAATGCGTTACAGCGATTTTAAAATAGTTGAAACTAATGCTCGTCTTCAAAAAAGATTAAATGACTGGATGAGTCAATATGTAACTTGGCAAGAGTTTAAGAATCAATCAACTATGGATACAATGCAAGGCGAGCTTAATGTCACTAGCCAAGCGTTTGATAAAAGTATGAAAGATCAAAAGGCTCAACTAGATAGAGAAGCAGAGTTTTTTAGACAAAACGGATTTGAAAATCAAGTTAATAAGTTTCTTAACGATATGTCTAAGCCTATGCAACGATCAAAACCTATCTCTGTACCAGGCATTGCTGCGCCTAAACCTAAAACAAAAGTAAGAGAGTATGGACCACATGACCGTGTTGCGAAAGTTGGTAACACCACTGTTCGTGCAAACACTAGAACAGGCAAGCAAAGCGTCAATACTAAAGTAGGCGACCTTGAACTAGATGCAGACAATACATTGAACAAAGATGGATCGCAAGGAAGAATGTCTGCAACTTACACAAAAGATAAACTAAAACTTAAACATGATACACGCAAAGGTATGTCAGCAAGTTATAAAATGCCTGACGGAACTACAGCAACAGCATCCAATAGTGGAAAAGGTAAAACAAAATTCAAAGTTTCAGAAGATTTAATTGCATCTCTTGAAAGTGCAATACAACTAAACGAAGGTGCTCGTATTGATCACGCAGAAGACATAATTTTTACAGAAGGTAGTAAAGGAGCCATTCGCGCTCTTGAATCATTAAAGCAAATGGAACAAGGAGGACACACTAATGTCACAGTTAAATGGGACGGATCTCCCGCCCTCGTTTTTGGCCGCAATGAAAATGGAGAGTTTATACTTACAGACAAGTCAGGCTTTGTTAAAAAAGGCGGAGTTGAACGAGCAACAAGCGGTGACGAAATTGCTAATCACCTCCTTAACAGAAGCGGTGGAGCAAACAAAGAAGATCCAAAACGTATAGCATTTGCAAATAATATGAAACAAATCTTTAATCAATACGAAAGAGCAACTCCAAAAGACTTTAGAGGTTACTTAATGGGCGACTTGTTATATTATAACACGCCTGAAGTAATTGATGGCAAATATACATTTACTCCTAATATTGTTACGTATAGAGTAGATGTTAACAGCGACCTAGGTAAGCGTATAGGACAATCAAAAACAGGAATAGTTGTGCATAGATTACTAGATGAACAAGGTAATCAATCACCAGTACCGCAAGATTTAAAAATGCAAGGACTTGAGGTAATGATATTCCCAAGTGTAACAGTTTCAAAGCCAGCACAAATAGATGATGAAGACATAAACCAATTAAAAGCAGTTGTAGCAGGAAACGCACAAGCAATTGATAATATGTTAGATGTTAACACACTAACTCAAATGCAAATGAAGAACTTACCAACAATATTTTACACATACCTAAACAGTAAAGTCGATACTGGATTAGATAATCTTGGTGCAGACTTTTTACAATGGATTAAAACAAGTAAAGAAAGCGGCAAGAAACAACAAAAGATAGCTGAATACATAGGACAATACAAGCAGGCATTTGATGCTATGTGGAAAATTGTTACAGGTATAATGACAATCAAGAATAAAATAATTGATCAATTTGATAGCCATGATGCAGATGTTACAGCTGAAATAGGCAGTCACGGACCGGTATCACAAGATGCACACACATCAGGTGGAGAAGGATATGTATTAGCACACCCTGAAGGCGATATTAAATTAGTTCCAAGGGCAGGCTTTACAAAAGCAAATAGATCAATACAACGATAAGGAACCAAAAAAATGAAAATGAACGATATACTAAACGAAGTAAACGATAACTTCGGTCTTTCACCAGAACAACGCAAACTTGCTAACCTGGGTAGAACACTTATGAATGCAGCTGCAACTACAAAAGATGATGCATTGTCAAACGTAATGTCAAAAGTAGGTAACGAACTTACTAACTTTGGAGCATTATTTGGGGCAACAAATTTAGAAGAACTTGTTAAAAAAACAGGAGTATCAGCAGAAGTAATTAAGAAACTAATGGCTTATGCAGATAAGATTGGCGATGTACATACAGATCTTAAAAAAGATCATGCTGATAGTGGCTTAGACGACAAAGACAACGACGATGATGACTTTAATGAACCAAGTGACGCAGACATAGACAGAGACGCAGTAGCATTCGCAAAAGGCCAGTAATGGATTTTATACAAGAGATACACGAAGCAAGGATGACCCGAGACGGGAACAATCTACGTGTTCTCACGTATACAGATTGTTGCGAACGACTGTATCTAAGTTTGTTAATTGTTGATTTACTAAGAAGGTTCCCTAAGTATAAATCATCAGTGCAAAGTTATGCTAGTCGTACAACACGTTATTCAAACTATAATTCATTTAAAGCAAGCGGAACTGACTTATACAATTTTATGTATTTTGTATCTGGAGGCGATGATGCACAGGATAAACTTAAAAATCCTGCCGCAGCAAAAACAATGCGTAAGACAACTTACCTATCTACAATGCAAATTAACGGATACCTAACTAGCATAGGCAACGGAAGCAATCCAACTAATGCATTATCAATTCTTGTAAGTGCTGAAACATCTTTAAAAATAGTTAACCAAGACTATAAAAATATGCGTAGAGCAATAGGAAACTTTGATAGTTTAACAGCTCTTGACAAAAAGAAAAATGTTACAAGGTTATTGTATGCAACTAGAGCTAAATTAAGATCAAGTGACATAATAGACGACTTAGAAAAATTAGCTGTTGAAGGTAACTTTGAAACAGGATTGGTCAAAGACAACGAACCAACTGTTAGTTTACCAGATATGCCATTAGAATCAAAAGACTTGATAAACTATAGATTTTTAGTTGGAACAAAGAATCTAATGCAAGCACAAAGAGTTGTGCAATTGGCTAGTAGAGGCGCAAGTGTGCCTAGTAATTTTATTACAGCTTATTTTCCTATTATAAAAATGGTACATGATATTGTACGTGCAGGCCCTGCATTTATTAATCAATTGCGTGTATTACACAAAAGAGCCCAAAAAAGCACCAAAGACTAGGTTTTTTTCCTAAGAGACTAAATACATATACAAGAACAGCACAGAGGGTGCTGGTCCATTTAATGATAACAGGAGAAATAAAATGGCAACTTATGACGTAACACCAGTAAACGGCGGCGATAATGCAGTCGGTACTTTAGAAAAAACAGCACAAATAAACGGATTTTTAATCAGTTTAGACAGTGATTCAGACGGAACAGATGATGCTCCAGTAGATCTACGTGCAGTAGACGCAGCACATGGTTCAACTTATGACTTAATTCTTAGAGAATTAAATCCATTAATGGCACATGCTATCAATGACGCAA